ATTACCTAGCAGGAAGCTCACAATGGAGCTTGCTACTTGGGGCTACAGATTCAACTGGGCGCCCAATTTATTCAGCGGCTAACCCAATGAATAACGGCGGCAACGCTGCGACTACTAGCGCTAAGGGTAACGTTATGGGCTTAGACCTATTTGTTGACCGTAACGTTGTATCAACAACTATTGACGAGTCAGCGTTTATTATTGCGCCTGAAGCGTTTACAGTTTTTGAGTCACCAACTGCTTATATGTCAGTTAACGTTGTATCTAATCTTCAGGTACAAATCGCTATCTACGGTTATATGGCCACTATGGTTAATATTGCCGGTGGTATCCGCCGCTTTAACCTCACATAATAAAAACCCACTAATAGTTTGGTAGGTCTCTTAGCCCTTTGAGACCTACCAAACCTAAGTAAGTAAGGAGTATAAAAATGGCCGCTACATATTGCACCGCTGCGACATTAAAGGCATCTTTGGGTGTCGGTACTCTTTATGATTCTTATACCTGGATAGAGGATACGTGCCAAGCCGCACAAGATTTAATTAACGGCTTTTTGTGGTTTGATAGTGCGCCAGTAGTAGGTACTGCGTTAGTAAATAATGTTGCTACGGTGATGGTGGCTAACCCAGGCATCTTTACTGTTGGCGAGTCCGTTACGGTTGCCGGGGCAGGTTCAACCTTTAACGGTACTTATACAATCACAGGCACGATTCCTTTTAGCACAGGTACGGCTAATCTTTTGCCTGCATTTAATATGCAGCTTAATTACTGGCAATTCCCACAGGGTTACAGTTTTATCCAATATGCAAAAGTAGCGGCTGACCAAAACTTTAGGCGCGTATTGCCTTATGGCACTATGACAGGTGACGATACAAAAACCGCTACCTATGCCAACACCCCAGCTATTAACGCTGCAGCTTTAATGCTAGCTGAGAATATCTGGACTTCACGGTTTAGCACACAAAACGGCGGCACTAGCGTAGATGGATATAGCCCTAGCCCATTTAAGATGAGCAATACTTTAATGGCATCCGTGCGCGGCCTCTTGGCTCCGTATCTTTCTCCTGCAAGTATGGTTGGCTAATGACAGCGGCCATAACTACTTTACGTAGCACGGTAGCTGCAGCCCTGGCTAATGCTGGCGTGTGGAGTACTTTTGCATACCCGCCTAGCACAATCCTAGCTAATAGCGTTGTAGTTGCACCGGCTGACCCATACATAAGCCCTAGCAATAACTCTTATGCCAGCATTTCACCTATGGCCAACCTAAAGGTCATTATGACGGTGCCAATGTTTTCTAATGAAGGCAACTTACAAGGCATAGAGGACACTATTGTAGCTGTGTTTGCTAAACTAGCTGCAAGTGCAATCGTATTTAATGTTACTAGCGTATCTGCACCTAGTGTTTTAAGTGTGGCTAGTGGTGATTTATTAACTGCAGATTTACAAATATCCGTACTAACGAGCTGGAGCTAAAATGGCACTTACAGATGAAGAAAAAGCATTTTTAATCAAAATTGGCCAAGACCTGCCAAAAGAGATTAAAGAAACCCAACCAAAAGAAACAACAACACAGAAAGTAGAGGAATAGCCCTAATGGCAATTTTCTTATCAAACGGCGTAGTGGCTACTCTCAACTCAGTAGTCCTATCAGACCACGTAACAAGCGCAAGCATCTCTAGAACCTTTGACGAGCTAGAAGTTACAGCTATGGGCGATACTGCACACAAGTTTGTTAAGGGCCTAGAAGCAAGCACAATCACTTTAGATTTTTTAAACGATGATGCAGCTTCCGGGTCTGGTTCAGTACGTGCAACTTTGCAAGCTGCCTGGGGTACAACTGTGCCACTAACGCTAAAGCAAACTAGCGCCGTAGTATCAACCACCAACCCTTTATACAGCACTACAGTTTTGGTAAATAATACTACCGATATTAACGGCGCTGTCTCTGAGGAAAGTGTGCAGAGCCTGACCTTTACCTGTAACTCACCAATCGTAATTACAACCACACCATAAGAATAAAGAAAAGGGGCTAACACAATGGCAAAACTCAAAATAACAAGGGCAGACGGTACGTTATCCGAACATCAGATAACGCCTAAAATCGAGTGGGCCTTTGAGTTGTACGCAAAAAAAGGCTTTCATAAAGCTTTTAGAGATGATGAAAAACAGAGTGACGTGTACTGGCTAGCTTGGGAGTGCCTCAGGTCAGACGGTGTTGAAGTACCTGTTTTTGGAGCGTTATTTTTAGACACCTTAGCTAAGGTCGAGGTGTTGGACGATGACCCTTCGCAATAGTGGGGCGCGGTAGTTTTGGTTACCTGGTTGCACAGCTAGCCGTAGAGACGGGCATCGCGCCCCAGTATTTACTAGACCTGGATACGTATATGTTTAAGAATATGTTAAAGGTCATAAACGATAGAGCTAAGGAGCAACAAAATGCCAGTAGAGCTAGAAGGGGCCGTACAGCTCCGCGTAGCCCTTAAGCGTTTTGCTCCTGACTTATCTAAAGAAACTCAGTCACAAATGGCGGCAGCTCTAAAAACTGTTACTACAGTAGCTAGAGGTTACGTTCCTAATGACGGGCAAGTCTTATCCGGCTGGTCTAAAAACCTAGCCGGTGCAGAAAACCTGGCTTATCGTCCATTTCCTAAGTTTAACTCTATGCAAGCTAAGGCTGGCATTACTTATTCAACCTCACCATCTAAGCCTAATAAAAACGGTTTTGTAGCTTTAGCTCGCATTATTAACAAGTCTGCAGGCGGTGCAATCTATGAGACAGCAGGCCGTAAAAATGCACAGGGTCAACCAAACTATAAACCTGCAAGTGTTGTTTATCGCACAGGAGACGGCCCAGGAGATTTTACTATCAGGTATTATCAAGAAAAGGATAACTCTCAGCGTAAAGGTTACAACAATTCACTTAACCCTAACGCTGGCAAACAGTTTATAGATAACCTAAACAGTACTGGCCAGCTAGTAAACGCCCGCCCTAAGGGTTTAGTGGGTAGCCCAGGGCGCAAACAAACTGGCCGCTTAATCTTTAGAGCCTGGGCTGAGGATAACGGGCGAGCTAATGCAGCCGTTATTAAGGCGTTAGAAAATGCCTCAAAAATGTTTTATGAGCATACAAGGAGAGCTGCCTAATGGCTACCGATTTAGTAGTAAATATAGCCAGTCAATTCTTAGGTAAAAAGGCTTTTCTAGATGCTGACAAAGCTACCAAAAAACTCACGGGTAGCGTAAAGAGTCTAGGCCGCGTATTAGGCGTAAGCCTTAGCGCTGCCGCTTTTGTGGCTTTTGGTAAGTCAGCTGTTAACTCGTTTACGGGCGCCCAAAAAGAGGCTGCAACACTAGCTAATACTGTAAAAAATCTAGGGCTGGCTTTTGACCAACAAAATATAGACCAATACATAAACAAAATAGGCAAATTGTATGGAGTAACTGGGGGCCAAGCTACGCCGGCTTTCCAAGCTTTGTTAACAGTAACAGGGTCAACTGCAAAATCTATAGAGATTTTTAATACAGCTTTAGATGTGGCAGCTGCTAATTCAGTTGATGTCACAGAAGCCGCGCAAGATTTATCTCAAGCATATATAGGTAATACTAAAGCTCTTAAAAAATATGATATTGGGCTGACCACAGCTGAGTTAGCTGCTATGAGTTTTAATGAGTTGCAGACTAAGTTAAATAATAATTTTGCAGGTGCAGCAACGGCAGCGGCTGCTACATATACTGGCCAATTAGCAATACTAAGTGAGACGGCTAATAAAGCTAAAGAAATTATTGGAGAAAGTTTAGTTAATGCAATTACCTCTGTGGGTGGTAATGACGGTATAGCAAACTTAGGCACAGATATAGAAAATGCGGCTAAATCTTTAGCTAACTTTATAGATAGCGTTGTTTATCTCAAAGAGCAGATAGCAACTATCCCAGGGGCAGGCATAGTTAAAGGCGCTTTTGGTTTAGTTGGCAACGTATTAGGCAGATTTAGCCCACAACGAGCAGCTGAATTACTGAAAGAGATTAAGGGGCCACAACCTTTTAGCCAGCCTATGACTTTAGCTAATCAAGCTACTGGCGTATCAGATGCGGCAGCTAGAAAAAAAGCAGAGCTTGAGGCAATCAAGCGTAATAAAGAGCTAGCCAAGCTAGCTAAAGCTCAAGCTGCAGCGGCGTTAGCAACTACAAAAGCCAAGAAAGAGCAGGCTAAATTAGACAAGGCAATAGCTGCAGGCCAGTTAGCTTTAGGTAAGGGTGCAGACGTTTTTGATATGGATAAAATCCAAATTAACGCAGCTCTAATTGGCCAGGCTGAGGCTTTAGGCAAAGCTGAGAGCGCTGCTCAAGTACTATCTATTGCCAACGATATACAGCGCCTGAAGGTTAAGCAATCTATAAATGAGCTTGAAGATGCGATAGCCTCTAAAGATGTAGCTCGTATTGAACGCGCTACCAAACAACTTAATGAGGACTTAAAAATCTTAGGTACCTTGCAAAGCCAAAACTTTACCTTGTTAGGTATTAAGACAGTTTTGGATAGTCTCAAACCTAAAGAGCTTATAGACCAAGAAAACCTTAATATGGCTTTAGACAAGATACGCGAGATGCTTAGGCTTTTGGCACAGGCTGGCGCAACTCCTAGCACTAGAGCAAAATCAGGCATCCCTGAAGGCGATTATGTAGCACCTGTAGTTTTTGACCCTAATACCTCTATAGATGCAGTTATAGAGTATGCCGATGCTGCAACCGAGCGTGCTACAGCTTTTGCTATATTACAAGAGCAAGAAAACTACGCGGCCTATTTATCACTTATTGAGTTTCAGAGAAAATTAGGAGATTTTGGCGGTTATAGCGCCGATATGAACAGAGGCGCGGGCTATGGCTCAGGCTCAACTGTGACCGTAGAGATTATAGATAAGACAAGCGGACTTATTGAGGTGGTACAAACAGCCGTACAAGAAAACAATAGGTTTGGCAATAACCTTAACTTTGCTGGCGCAATATGACCGTACCCGTAATTCACGCTGTTATTAACTTTAGTACTGGGCCTAGCTTTGCTCAGGCTATGATTTTAGATAGTGGCATATTAGGCACAAATATTTTGGCAGATGCAGCTAGCGTTATTGTGGACGTGTCTGACGTAGTAGATAGTATTGAGACAAAGCGCGGGCGTAATCCTCAGGCTGACCAATTCCAAACAGGTACGCTAACTATGCGTATTGTTGACCAGGTGGGCGCGTTCAACCCCCAAAACCCAGCAAGCCCCTACTTTCAGCTTTTGACCCCTATGCGCAAAGTACAAATTACAGCTACATACGGGGCAACTACTTACCCTATCTTTGCTGGCTTTATTACTAGCTATACAACTACTACGCCTAAAAATGCTAATGATGTGGTTTATACCACTATTACAGCTGTAGATGCTTTTAGGCTCGCCCAAAATGCACAAGTAAGTACTGTGGCAGGTACCTCAGCGGGTCAGCTCAGCGGTGCAAGAATTAACGCCTTGTTAGATGCTATTGACTGGCCTGCCTCTATGCGTGACGTAGATGCAGGGCTAACCACAATGCAGGCAGACCCAGGCACAGCCCGCACAAGCCTTGCAGCTATGCAAACTGTAGAGATTAGCGAGTACGGCGCCTTGTATGTAGATGCCGCTGGCTCGTTTGTCTTTCAAGATAGAGACGTTACAGCTGGCAGTACTGGCCTTGCGCCTGTGGTGTTTAACGATAACGGCTCAGATATTAGTTACTTTAATGCGGTGTGGCGCCTTGACGATACCCTAGTTTACAACTCAGCCAGCATTACCCGTACAGGTGGCACGGCCCAGGTAGCTACAAACCCAGCGAGCATAGATAAGTACTTTGTGCATAGTTACAACCAGCAAAACCTGCTAATGGAGACAGATGCCGTGGCCCTTGATTATGCTCAAGCTTATGTAGCATCTAGAGCTGAGACTAGTATCCGATGCGATGCGATTCAGTTAGACCTCTATACCGATAATTACAATACGGGCATTATCGCAGCGCTAGACCTGGATTACTTTGACCCGGTAACTATTACAACTAACCAACCTGGGGGCTCAACCCTTACTAAGACTTTGCAGGTGTTTGGCGTGGCTCAAAGCATTACGCCTAACAGCTGGAAAACAACACTAACCACTTTAGAGCCAATTATTGACGGCTTTATATTAGACTCATCCATATACGGTTTGCTTGACAGCGGCGTATTAAGTTATTAAGGAGATAGGACTATGGCAGCTGGATTAGGTTTTAAGACCTTTACTACTGGCGAGGTACTTACGG